GACGCAACAGGGATTGAAATCCGCACTCAGAAACGCTTTGAAACCATTGGCAACATGATGCATAAGCGCCACCTCATCGAACGACATTTAGAAGTCAACCGAATTAAAGCAGAAGCATTTAAAAAGATGTTATCTAATAATAGTAGTATAGAATGTCATACGAAAAACGAGTCGGAAGAGGTAGAGATGTAGGGCAGGTTGGCCCCTTATTAAGTCGTCGCAATTTTTGGAAGGTGGTTGTTTGGCGATGGATACGAAAGATTATTTAGGAATTATTTACTTAAAAACTTAACCTTTGTTAATATATAGATGGGACGTTGGCAATGTGATAAACAGAGAGTGATTGATGACATGATTTCGGAGATGGCCCGAGAGATGTATTTGAGGGATTGGAAACGGTCGATGTTGAAAGTGCATTTCATTATAAAATTGAAAAGTATTTAGACAAATCTTTTTAATGTATATAATCATATATATATTAAAAAATGTCACTGAACGAAGGAAAGAAGAATGCAATTTCTATGATTGTTGATACAATGCATGAATATCAAAGAAAGCATAATATAAAAAAACAATGTATTACAAATACTCAATATTTATATGACTCTATAAAAGCATCGTTTCCATATTTAGATATAAAAGTTAAAGCAATTATTGGCTTTCGCAATAGTGATAAAATTATTGGCGTTGATGAAAAAAGTAAGAAAAAATATGTTAATCGAGAAACATATACGGTAGTTCATATGGTTGTGTTAATTGACGGTAAAACAATATTTGATCCCTCTGCAGAAATAAATGATATGGAAGATTTAGATTATGTTGGGTATGAGTTTAAAGGTTTGATAAAAACATTACGAGAATTAGGAATGTCTGAAGAAATGATTGATAAACTTATAAAACAATATATGACATTTTTCGGATATGAAAAAAAAATGAATAATGGGGAAGGACTTATTGTTGACCGACAATATTATAATAGTCAAGCCGACTATGTTGAAGAAACAATGAGAAAAAGTATTTAGACAATTCTTTTATATACATATAGTATATGCCTGTATCAGAAGCCCAGAAGAGAGCCAGCAAGAAATGGAGGGACAACAACAAAGAGAAGTTTAGAGAAATCCAATACATATGGTTGGAAAAGAACCGCGAGAGAGTAAATGAACTGACTGCAAAAAGACAGAAGGGATACTACCACGCAGGAAAGGCCTGTTCTTATGAATGGGCCGTAAAAGAATTATTCAAAATGAAAATCTGAATATTGTTTTATTTTTAAATGGCTTAAAAATAAAATCTTTTTGTAATATATAAGAAATGTTTAGCGAAAAGTCCACCCCCTCCAAAAAGTTTTCCTTTACCCTTGAACGCTCCGATTTTACGAAATCTATTTTTTGCAACACCAATTGCTATGAGGTTGTCAATCCCGAATTATGCAATGGCTTTATTGTCAATAAGATGGGAATCAAATTCCACAAAACTGGAAAGTTTAAAAATATGCCCTACAAGAACGAGCACGAATTACTTACAAATTATCAAAAAAACTATATCCCCAATAGCAACCGAATTAAGGTTGAGTATATTATGGCTCGTCATGGATGGGGCCGAGTGCAACCGATCGGATCTTTATCGTTGTCCCTGTTTCACCGCCCCACAAGACATTCTCTATGTGCCGATACTTACCAAGACTACGATATGGTGAATTGTCAACCGGCTGTCATCAATCAAATATGTATGCAACACAATATTATAAATAAACAGTGTATGGCTTATTGCGAAAACCCGAAAGACTGGAGGCATAAGGTGGCCGAGCAACACCACTTGAAACCCATTTTAAATAAGGAAACCGGCGTTACTTTATCCCCATATGAACAAGCCAAGAAACTTTTTATTTCTCTTGCATTTGGCGGTTCATATGCCGTTTGGCAAAAAGATTATAATGCAGAGGGTGGCGACATCTCTGAAATCATTGAAATGGAAAAGGAAATGTCAAACGTCATGGATTTGATATATAAAAGAAATGTCGATATGATTGAGGATATTTCAAATGACGCATGGAAGAAGAAAAGCACACAGGCCAAGAAGCGTTCTATTATGGGGCTGTTCGCCCAATCTGTCGAACGTCTATTGCAGGAGTCTTGTATTTTAAAGATATGCAGAGATTACGGGTTTAAGCTCGAATCCATTGTTCCTTGTCAAGACGGGTTTATGATTTTGAAGAGTGATGTTAAAAAGGATGTGGATATTTTACACATTATGCAGACTCACCTTTCCGAGTTGTTCGGCTTTGATATTAAGTGGGAGGTGAAACCATTTGACGAGCAGTTGCCTTGTGGGATTCCGTTGGCTCCTCTTATTACTGAGGTCAATGAGGATTTCTCATTCAAAGCGGTTTCCACAAAGTTTGAAAAGACACATTGCAAGATTACAAATCTTGGCATGTTTGTAAAAACCGAAGATACCGGGGACGTTGTAATGACGAAATCGCATTTGATTACTTCTTACGAACATATGACCTATGAGGCGCTTGTCAAGGGTGAAAAGGAACATTTGAATTTCATTTCAAAGTGGCTCCACAATAATCCTCATATAAGGGTTAAGCGTGAGATTAAAATTATCCCGCCCGATCTGAAAGTCCCCGCCGATGTTTATAATGCATGGAGAGATTTTAAGATGTTGACCGTTAAAACATATACTCCGAAGCCGGAAGCTGTTAAGTTGATATGCGACCATATTAAAATCCTTTGCAACCATGACGAGTATTGCTATGATTATTTCATTAAATGGATTGCTTGTCTTATTCAGTTTCCGTCAAAAAAATTACCAATGCCTGTTTTCGTTTCGAGAGAAGGCGGTGGTAAGGGTTCATTATTGCGGTTCTTCAGTGTTATTTTGGGGGCATCAAAGATTTTGCAAACTCAAGAACCCAGTAAGGAAGTGTGGGGTGAATTCAATTCATTAATGTTGAATTCATATTTGGTTTGCCTTGATGAGATTTCAAAGAAGGAGATGGCGGGTTGTGAGGGTAAAATCAAGGGGCTCATTACTGAACCCACCATTCGTATTAACGATAAGGGCAAATCCAGATTTGAGGTTGAGTCCTATCATAAATTCATTGCATTCTCAAATCCGGATGCTTATGGTAATGAACCGATGAATACCACTGACGGCGACAGAAGAAAGTGGTTCGTTAAATGCAGTGATGAGTTGGTGAAAAATAAACCTTATTTTGATAAGTTCTATAAAACCCTTGATGATGTTGATTCTATGAAAACCGTGTTCGAGTATTTCAATACACTTGCAGATGCAGAGAGTGTAAATTCAATGGATTTGCCTGTTACCAAATATAATCAAAGTTTGAAAGATATGGCTGTTCCTCCATTAATGATGTTTATGACTGAATTTATGACAACCAATGTAAAACCTACCATTACAACTGCTGAATTATTTGGAAGGTTAAAGGAATGGACTGGAAGGACCGGGATTCGTTATGAATGCAACAGTTTGCAATTTGCTTGTAGGTTATCCAATTTAGAAATTCCTGGTATGGAAAAATCAAATAATATTGGTGACTTGCGTTTGAAAGGTTGGGAGTTTGATATTAATAAATGCAGAGAATCTTTGGGGTTGGGGTGTTTGATAAAAGTGGAGGACGAGGATGGGGATGAGGGGTCTGTGTAATCCAACCCGCTTGGCCCGCTATTCAACCCCGCTATTCTGTTTCTGTGGTTGTTTCTTTGTTTCCTTACTGTATATGCTGTTATTTTTTTATCTTATATATATAATAATAAATAAATAGCAGGTATAGCGGGATAGCGGGTTATAATCCACTTTCCTCATAAAGTCCAAAAGAAAATGATGATGATGGGTCATCATGATAAAATAATAGTTTTCTATAGCGGAGTTGCATTCTAACCCGACTAACCTGCTTACCTGCTTTTTAAAAATGCATAAATTAAATATTAAAAAACTCCACTGCATAACCAATAAGAAACCAATTATAATATTTTCAATAATGTTTTTTGTTTTAACGCGGGTTGGTTTTTAACGCGGGTTGGTTTACGGCCTCTTGGAAAAGACCCGCTCCTTAATTATCCGGACCCGGCTTAATTAAACACCTAAAGGTTATATAAATAGACTTACTTATATAACTAACTCATCGAATCCATAATCGATGTTTCTTTCTCTCCAACATGACTCGATGTAACCGTCTGAAAAATACTGAGGGGTGCATTATATATTACTCGAAGATAATCTGCCGGCCATCTCCGAGTTCCATCTTATAACAGAACCAGATCGTTTTATGAGGGGGACACGTGCGGTTAACATCGTAGTCCGTTATGAAGTCTGTCCTTTTATGGGGTATCAAAATTTGCAAATGCGGACTATTCATAAGCTCCTTAATATAGACGCGACCCAGGGTATCCAAAGGCACATAGAGGGCGAACGGCTTCCCTAATGAGATGCATCTCTCGAACACTTCCTTCTTACATGAATAGGGTGGATTATCTACGATGCAATCCCAGTCATTCGGGGACCACTCAAAGAAATCCGAATCACAATGTATGTGTTTGGCACCATGATGTTTGTTTACATACTCAGCACATAGACCCTTGCAAAAGAAAGGCATCCACACCCGAGCATCGCGGTTCTTGAAATGTTTGAAGAACAGCTCCCACACCCACTCAGGTGTTTCATAATTGTCTTTCCCCTGTTTTGCTTTGTTGTTAAAATACGGCATATACCATATATAAACAAAATTTAATCTGCAAAGTAATAAATGCTTTTCGGAGGTGCGGGTTTCGATTCCCCAGGTGTCACCTTAAAAGACGATTTACTTTGTTGAGTTTTGGTTTCCCGTGCCTTCGGTTTCGGGGCCTCCTCCTCTTCGGATTCAGACTCCTCATAAATGATGGTCTTCTTCTTCGGCTTCTTCTTCTTCTTTACAATAACCACCTCCTCCTCCGATTCAGAGGCTGACTGGTAAATCACTTTGGGCTCCTTCTTCGGCTTCACTGCAACAACTGCTTTGGGTTCCGCTTTCGGTTTCTTAACCACGACCGGCTCAGGCTCTGGCTCTGATTCAGATTCATTGTCGGTTTTATCAATCGGCGGTGCATTATTCAGTTTGTCTTTGATTGCTTTGAGTTTCATTTTCTTTTCCTCCATGGCTGACAGCATCTTCTTAGTGGCTTCTTGTTGTGCTTCACTTCTTTGTTTTTTCTGCTTTGGCTTGGTAAGGGTTTCATCGTCATTTAGGGATTCCATTATACCATAGCCCCAGAAAATAATTGCCTAAATTAATTAAACAAATCTTTTCTCAGGCATTACTATAATGCAAATCAGCGAAATCGCCAATGATAAGATACCCCCTACAAAACCAATCAAAGAAACAATGGACGTTTTTGTCCCGGATATTGTAGAGGGAGTTGCAAGACGAAACGGAGGAATAATTCTCTACATAGGTTCAGGTGGATCTGGAAAAACATCTCATCTGCTAGGTCAAATGAAAACCGTTTATAAAAAGAAATTTCATCACATTTGGTATTTCTGTCCTTCGTCTTCCTTCTTAAGTGTAGAGAAACATCCATTCGTTAATCACGATAAAGTTTTCCATGAACTAACAGCGGAAGCGTTAGAAGATATAAGAGAAGAATTAACAAGCATTAAAGAAGACAGAGAAGAAGATGATATGCCAGAATACTCTCTTGTGATTATAGATGATTTTGCAAATAATTTGAAAGATAAACATTTACTTTCAAAGCTAAACTCAATGCTTATTAAAGCCAGGCATCTCAATTGTTGTTTCCTTTTTACAGTTCAGTCATATCTCTATTATCCAAAGATTTTACGTAAGCAGTTGACGTGGATATCAATATTTAGTGGAGTTCGAAACAAAGAAGAATGGGGAACAATCACCAAAGAATTATTAAAAATGAAAGAAGACCAGGCAAAGCAATTGTATGATTATGTATTCGATAAACCATACCAGCATTTAGACATTGATTCATTTGAAGAGAAGTTTTATAAAAATGGGAATCAACTGCAAATAACGGAAAATTGAAAAATGATATAAAAAGAATATAATATGTATATAAAAATGATATATATTATTTATCGTATAACAGCGGGTGATTACACATATATTGGAAGCACAAAGGATTTTAAACAACGAAAGTCACAACATAAATCTGCATGTAAAATAGAAGAATCCCAAGCGTATAAAATGATTCGCGAACAAGGTGGTTGGGATAAATGCGAGATGACACCAATTGAGGAATATGAATGTGAAGGACAATTACAAGCACGTATGAGAGAAGAATATTGGAGGCGCGAATATAATGCAAATATGAACTTACGAAGATCTCATAGAACAGAAGAAGAAAGAATAGAAGATTGTAAAAAATCATTTAACACATACATTGAAGCAAATAAAGAAAAAATAGAAACTATTAATGAATGCAGTTGTGGGGGTAAATACACACATTTGCATAAAGCAAGACACGAGAAAAGTAAAAGACACCAAGACTATTTAGCGAAGACATTATCTACAGATACAATATAATCATAATGGAACATATTGAATCAATCCAAATATATCTGAATAGCCGATACGCTACTGAAAGCGTGGGTGGTAATATTGCAAACTCAATCTACTATCTGCCCGTAATAGAGATACCAGACGGCCACCACATTTACCTTTCTCTGCAGAATGCAACAATCCCTTATTCATTTTATTCTATCTCCTCCGTAGACAACACATTCAGCTGGGGACTCGTAGCCGGCCCAGTGAATACATATTATATCGAGCCAGGCAATTACAATATAACGCAACTTATCGATGTAATCAAAACGGCAATGGGAGCGTCCTTCACAATCACTTATAGCCCCATTACAAGCAAACTGCTGATAACACATGCAACCACGAATTTTATAATTTACGCGGGGACCTTTAACCATATCATCGGGTTCAGCAAAACCAGCAATACCACCTCCGTTGCCAATCTTCTCTACAGTCGCGACTGCGTGAATCTGAATCAGATAAGGGCCTTGAATATTGAGATAAACTTCCCTACATACAATGTAAATGTGGCGCAACCGTATAACCAGAATATATTAGCAACGATACCGGTGTATGTCGCGCCCTTCTCTATTATCACTTATCAGAACCCTAATAACTTTAGGACAAACTTGTATGTGAATAAACTGGACCAGATTCAGATCCGCATAGTAGATAACGAGGGGCGACTCGTGGATATGAATGGCATCCAATATCAGATGACGTTGCAACTGGATTGTGTCAAATTTACAGATTAGTCTAGATATTTTCTAATGGTAGTTTATAATGATTGGCTATAAACAACCTTTAGGAAAAGCGATGATGGGACATAACATGCCCCTCGGCAAAATGAGAATCGGAACCAAGGTTCCCCTTTTAGATAGACCGACCGCCAGAAAAGTCGAAGAGGCCCTTGTGCGAAAAGTTTCGGCGGGTCTTGAGAGAAACGTCCTTAAGAGATAAATACTGAAAACATTTAGACATTTCTAATTGTTTTTTTCCAAAAATATTTCCTGGGGCTATTGTATATAAACAATGATTCCCGCGAACCTCAAGTATCAATCCAAAGTTGAATCTGCCCCTGCCCGTAGATATTTAACCCAGATCCAACCCCAAGGGTCAACCGGTGGTTACAACCCCGGTGATACCATCACCATCAATATCCCCACCCGTGCCAACACTGCACTTATCCCCTCTGAGTCCTATTTGAGAGGACAGTTTAACTTGATTGCCGTCGGCACTGCATCTACAAGTTCCTGCTTAGAGTCGTGCGGATGGCACAATTTTATCCAGAGAATTCGCGTGTTCCACGGAAGTAACTTGTTAGAAGATATTGATAATTACGGTCAGCTTGCTAAGATTCTCTACGATTTCCAGGCCCCTGAAGACTCGGTTAAGGGTCGCTTTGCCATTACCTCCGGAACCAACGAGGACTACTCCGGTGTAGGAACTGGTGCCGCCGCTTTACAAAACGTCCGCTCGGTTAACCGAGGCCGTGCTACCGGTGCTTTGGCAACAACTGCAGGTGGAACGGTTTTCCCCTTTGCCATCAACTTGATATCGCTTGTTGGTTCTTTGGCAGGTGAGAAATACCTGCCTTTGTGGGAGATGACCGCTGCGCCCCTGCGCCTTGAGATTGTTCTGCAATCTTCCCTCATCCGCGCGATGATGGTTGAAGGTGGTGCAGGTTTGAATTTTACCGCCAACGGCATCAATTATGCTGCCGAATTCTTAGAATTGCCCGATTCAGCCGTCGCTGCCATAAAATCAGGCTCCTCCAGCCCGATGCAGATGGTCCTCCCATCTTACAGGTCATACACCAACAGTGCTGCCATTACCACTGCTGGAACCCAGGTTAGTTTCCCCATCCCCGCCAAGTTCAGTTCTCTCAAGAACATCTTTGTTGCCACCAGAACAACTGCCGGAACTGCCGCTCAATACCCCTCGTCCCATTGCAAATTCGGCCTTACCAGTTACAACTTCAGGGTTGGGTCTGAGGTCCTCCCATCCACTGCCCCCACAAGTGTTCCTGAAATCTACACTGAGGCGCTCAAATGCTTTGGCTCCGTGGCAGATCTACAACTCCAGCCGTCCATTGATAACACCGCCTATTCTCTCGATGTCCCCAACACTGTTGCTGGTTTGACAGAGGCCTCCACTGAGGATTCGGGCGCTTTCTTGGTCGGCATTGACATGGAGATATACCAGAATGCTGATAAGGCGGCCATATTCGCGGGAACTAACACGAACACAAGTGATATCTTCTATATTGCGAATCACACCCCCGCTGGTAACGTTACCATCCTCCAGACTGGATTTGCATGCTACGACCAGGTGCTTGTCTATGAGAACGGTATATGCTATGCTAGATACTAAACGCATTTAACAATTTATAATAATCTATGTATTTATTATAAATGGATCAAGAGATAGCGAAATTATGGCTCAATAGCGGGTCACTTACAACAACCCCATCACAAACAGGAGTAATAAGTGCCGATAATATGACGGTGACATTCAACTTTGATTTGAGAATTGTTTTAGGCGAAACACTGTGGAGCAAATATAAGTATTTCAAAATGTATATTAATGATACATCTCCAGCATCAACGACTGGTATGGCAACGCTTTATCAAAATGGGTTGAATCTGATTCAGGCATCGTATCAAGGCAAACAAGCGGGATTTCAAACTGCGATAGATGAAACCAACTTGGCAACTCCAATCGGTATACCACGTCAATTTAATCGTTCTGCAAATACGAGAACATTTGTAATGATAAAACCTGATGCAAACAACGTCCAACTTACATTGCAATTTGTATATGAAACAGGAGCAACCGCAACAATAACTCAGCGTATTTTCTTTTTAGCGTTTGTGCCGATTGATGATACCAAGATTTACAGAAGTCCATACACAATGCTGTATCAAAACGAGCAGGTCAATTTCACATTGAGTGGAACCATTTTACCAGCGGGGGGTGTAGCCGCATCAAATCAGTTTGGTTCAAGAAATGCTAATTTTAATATTTTTACATTTACCAATATCAATATGCGACAGATTTTAGGCAGTTTATGGGATAAGTATGACAAGTTCAATTTGATATGTAATTCAATCGGAATGCAGGGAACAGGGGCGACATTTTCAGTAGCACAGCGTCGTATGTGGTATGAAATGGAAGGTCTTCAATTTATCAATAATTTACGAGTGACAACAGGATATAAACAGGGAAATGGATTCACACAACAATTCTTTTATACTGAAACTTTTACAAATGATTGTGAATACGGACAAGCACCAATGTCAATAAATACATTTCGCAAACCCGAGAGTGAGAATGTGGATTTAACCTTTTATTGTTGGACTGCTAATGGTGGAGGGACAATCACAGTAGTCCAATTAAACGCGCAAACATTTACATTTTCAGTTGTGGGAGTTAAAGAATAATCTATAGAGATAATATAAATGCTATCAGACAGTGCTTCACTTATATTATCTACGAGGTCAACAATTAATCCTTGCACGATTAACGCGCAAAAGACGGCATTCACATTTAACAATATTGATATGAAAAATGTCATGGGAGAGATGTGGGACAAATACGACCAATTCGCATTGAAGTTGGTGTCCTTTTCAACAGAAGGAGCAGTAACAATCGTCAGTGGTTCAACTATGGGGCAATTATCATACAATTTGAGAGGGTTGGAATGGTCCAATGTGATATATGAATCAACAGGGTCAATAAGTAATAAAGAATGGGTGCCTGTTGCTTATGCGTTTTTACAAGGAGTATCACCAAATATAAATCCATTAATTATAAATACGGGTTGGTCTTTCAATTTCAAAAAGGGCAATAGATTTGAAAACTTTGAGTTTGCGTTGGCAAATACTGACCCGAATGCTTCAGTTGGTGTTTCTAATTTTGGTGTATATCCTGCTGGAAATAATTTCAATGATGTTGAGTTTCATTTTCTATTTGAACCTGTAATACCTGGAAAAATGAATGAGTGTGCTTTCTTTGGTTTCAATTCAAGTATCAATATACCAATAAAACGACTTGTAACTGATAATAGCAAAATATACTCATACCCCGATTTCAATATGCGAAGATTGTGTAATTTGTTTTGGGATAAACACGATGATTTTGAAATACAATTGGGAATGATATCTGCACGTGGAACTGGAAACAATACAGGTGATATTCGTATAACCCCCGTTCAGATTTCAGGTCTTAATTTTGTAAACAACGGAACGAAACAAAGCAATGATACAGCAGGTCTAAAATTAAATACCGAAAACGCGATTATAGGAACAGTGCTAAATCCTGCTGGAGGTTCAAACTATGGGGTTGATTTGGCATATCCAGTTGCCCCAGTTCAGTTCAAAAAAGACGGGGATAATGTCCCGCTACAAATCCAGTTTCGTAATAGCGAAAATACAGGGACAACGAATGCGTTAGGGTTTGGTGGATTTGTGACACCCTATTGGCAATTGGCGTTTTTTGTGAAACCCATTTACGAGGTGGAAAAAGCAACCCTTAATATCAACCCGTGGGGACTTACAACGACGGAAACCAACTTGGGTGTGCGTGATACCGACTATACCACCTTTACCCTGAAAAACATTGATATTCGTAAATTGTGTCAATCCTTTTGGGACAAATATGACCGTTTCAATATCTTTTTAACACAAACAACTTCTTTTACAACGGCACTTAATTCTAATGGAGGTTATCGTCTTGAAATAGAAGGATTTGATTTCATACCCCAATTATCATTGACAAATACAAGACGACAGAACCAATCCGCAACACTGGGGTCAGTATCAACATTTGTATTAGCGAATGAGGTGGTGTCAAATGGAACGATGGCATCGCTAATGACAACTTTTTATAAAACAAGAAGTATCGTAGATTTGAAACTAAGTGCATTTAATTTAAATAATAACACGCCCCCTGCATCTCCTAACTTGCCACTCGCTGGCAATTTCACATTTACAATCGTAGGAGTGAAAATGTAATTAAACGAATATTTTAGACCCCTTAATGTTCTCTATGTTGTGGGCGTTATAAGCGTCGATGGCACCGGCAACCGCGATCTGCGGGGCGCTACGAGAGAACAAAGCTGGAAGCAATTTGCTCGTGTGGGGGTTCGCCAATGTTTGCACGTGAGGCGACCACGCAGATGCGCCCGAAACCACATCGCCGGCGGTCCTGTAAATATTACGGTTCGGTCCACCCTTAACCTGTTGCCCGATCGTTTGTCCGGCATCAAGTGCATACACTTTATCATTGCTCTTTGCAATGTCCTGGATAATTCGGCCACCCAAGCTGTGGGCGGTCAAGGCGGTTTCTGCGGGTTGATACTTGGCTTTCGCTTTCTTCAAGGTTTCGTCGGCCTGTTTGTACCGGTCGGTATCCTTGAATCCCCCGAAAACATTTTCGTATCGGCGGTCGAAACTTTTCTTCCATGCATCAGGGAGGAGTTTCTCAATGCCCCGTTCGATAATTGGTTTACCAGTGTTCTTTTTAATACCGAGAGCCAATTTCAGATCAGAATTCACCCAGTCGTCTAGGGTGTGTGAGCCGGTGACGTTGTAGAGAAGTTTCTTAGAATCAGGATTATAATACACTTGTTGGTTGTCGTTAGAAAGCCCCTTGTCAATCTGGTAGCCGTATTTTGCCATCTCCTTGCCCTGCTGAGATTCGCTGGGTAGATAGCCAATTCTCAAGGAATCGTAGAGAGTCGGTCTTGGTGTGGAACTGTTTTGCATTATATATATACAATGCAAAATTATTGTGATTTTTTGAGTTCAATCTCTTCTAAAGGTGTTAGTTGGGTGGCTTTCTGATGCCAATCCTCCACCAAGTAATAAAGCATGGGGAATTGTTGGAGCAGACCGGGGTATGCCTTTTCAAACCGTTGTTCGTAATATTCGATGGAGAGATATTCGCCAACACCGAATTTCTCGGGGTTAAAAGTGAATTCGACTTCTTCTAGTTTATAAATAAGGGAATCGGGAAGGTTTTCTAAATCGAATGAAACTTCACGGACGTTTTCTTCTTCAATAAAATCAGACATATACATTAAGGTTTTATATTTTTTGGACGAGGGTGTCTGCAAGATTATTCATTTCCTTAATCATTCTCTCTTTCGATGTTACAATAGATTCATCTACTCGTCCACCAACTGTATCCATAAATTGCCTATAATAAATCAATACATCTACGGTATCAGTCCCCCTTACACTTGGAATGGGTGGCAACCCAAAATAATCAGTGACTGATTTTCTTAGAGAAAGACTGAATCTTCCACTCCCACCACCTGTTTTAACAGCTTCTACACCGACAGCTTCACCAACGGGTTCTCCGACAGCGATTCTCTCCAGAGGTTGCAAACGGGCAATTGGAATGTTTTCAGTTTCCTCTACTGGAAAAATGGTTTCTTGCAATTGAGATACAGCCTCAGGACCCCCTTCATTAATTGTTTGGGTAAAACCTTCCTCGCTAATATCAGGGACCATAACTCCAACAGAACGGGTTCTCTCGAAGGGGTTGTAGACACCGGCACCCGCTTCTTGCTGACTCCTAAAGCGTGTGCCTTGAATATCGGCGATCCGCCCCTGTTGAACCTCTGACCGTAATTGGGCCAAGGCGGCGGCATTTCTCTGTTGAATGTCCTGTATCTGCTGAGTGGTTGCACCCTGTGGGATTTGCTGGATAGGAGGCAGGTTTCGCATCTGAGGACCGGGCCCATCACCTCCCATGTCATCGCCTTTGCCAGAACCCCTTTTAGCACGGGGTTTAGATTTTCCCTTAAATACTCCCAGTTTAGAGAGTTCCTTAATCATCTTAACCATGGAATCGGTTTTTACAGATACATGGTTATAGTTCGTATTTTCGGAGTTGTTGGAAACTTTTGACATATATATATATACGGATATATTATAATGAGTATTAGTAATTTAGATTATACGTCTTACAACTATTTGACAAATTTGGCATCAGTGAATGCAAATGAAGTCAATACAGATATTTTGACTAAAAGCGACCCGGACATCAGCGATCTGCAATTTGATATGTTGGAAGGTATCAACACCAATGAAACCATACAGCAACAGATAGACGGCATTATTGCTGGTTTAGAAACAGTGGGATATTGGGGTGCATTCTGGAGTAATGTCGACCAAACCAATGCAGGGGCAACAAGTGTCAATTTAATGACGGTGAATAACAGCGACCCCAGTAACAATGGAGTGCAAATCGGGGCGACATCGTCGCAAATCAAGGTGCTAAATGCGGGGACATACAACTTCCAGTTCTCAGCACAGTTTGATAAAAGCGACGGAGGAAAAGATAATGTGGAGGTGTGGTTTCTGAAAAATGGTGTCAATATAGCGGATAGCAACAGCCTTTTTTCATTGGAGGGCAATAATGACAAAGTGATAGCGGCATTGAATTTTATGGTTACGTTATCGGCAAATGATTATATCGAGTTAGCGTGGCATTCGGCAGATACAGCTTTATTTCTGCACCACGATGTGGCGGGGACAAGTCCAACTCGACCGGCCGTCCCCAGTGTGATTATTACGGTTCAGCAAGTGACGAATGTATTGGCTGGGCCCACAGGACCCACAGGACCCACTGGGCCGGGTGGCGTTGGACCGACAGGACCCACCGGATCTCCAGGAGGACCCACGGGACCCACGGGACCCACCGGCCCCAGTGGAGGACCTACCGGAGCGACAGGACCCACGGGACCAGCGGGACCGGGTGGAGATGGTCCTGTAGCGTATGCGGCATTGGCTTTAGCCACCACGACGGCGGCAACATTGGGCGGTTATATCGTAACCAATAATGCGAGCCAAGCGGTCCAAGACGCGCAGATAGCCACAAATACGGCAGATATTAACACACTTGAAGGACGAGTAACTACATTAGAGGTTAAGACCACCGATCAATCGTGGGGTTCGCTTACGGGGACCACCTTTTCTGGACGGGTGAATGTAGGCACGACAGCGGATGGTGTCGTGTTAAACACAGGCGCAATATGCACGTTTGGTTCGGGGATATCTTCCTCGGCGGCGATTACTTCGTCAGCGGGGACATCGCAGTTTTCCTCCTTGTTGATAAATACAACTGCAGAGATAACAAATGATTTGACAATCACAAATGGTGTAGAATTCATTACTCGAGATACCTTGACCAGCACAAAGAAGTTGGTTCTCTACGATAACACCACTGGAAACGATTATGATTACCTTGGCTTCTGGACCGACTCGGGGCCCGCCTCAAAGAAGTTCTTGAATGCGGAAATCGATGGCGTGGCAGGTTCAGCATTCCAGTGGTATGCAGGAGATGGAGCCGGTACGTCAAGAACCCTTCTGAAACAATTAACATCGGTGGAAGAAACCGGATTCACTCCCTCCGTGAAGTTTTTAAAAACAACTGGATTTTCACAGGAAATCAACCTACTCAAAGACGCACCGAATAACACAGTAAAAATAAATATGTTGGGAGATACGGGAGGACTAAATGCATTTGACGGGCAAATCATCCAAGCGGAAGGAAACGGTGTAGATGACAACCGAGGCCTCATGACGATTCAAAGTGGTGGACTTGCGATTAATGCATTGAGTGCAGGGCTTAATATTCAAGCAAACGCTTCAACCTTGATTCAATCAGGGACAACAACAACGCTGACGAGTGATGGTGAAACAGAAATCAACTGTGATATTCTTGACATTAATGTCGTCGGACAAACAACAATAGATACAACAGAATTAGACTTAACAACTTCAGTTGGAAATATGGATTTTATGACCTCAACAACAG